TCATATTCTGCTTGTGATAGTTTGCCTGCTTCTTTCATTTTAAAAGCTTCTGCTTTCATAGCTTTATAAGAATTATTATTTTTTAATGTTCTATCCAAAACAGAATCTACTGCAGTGCCATTAGCCATTGCATAAATAGAATCAGACATAGAGCCTCTAGCTTGTACTGTTCCTCCAGAACTTACAAATTTACCATTTTGTTGGTAATGCCCACCACCAGATGTCTTTCCTGTATTGTCTGGTGTTTTAGGTGATTTGTATACTGCTGCACCAATGTATTGACCATAATTAGCAGTAGTCATATTACTAGCTGTATTACCTTCATATGTTCCAATTAATAGAGAAGGTTTTTTTACTTCTTGTGATGTAGTTTTTTGTTCTGCTAATAATTTTTTAGAACGTCTTCTTCTTTCAGCTTCTTGGTCTAAACCAGTTGATGAGGTAACAAATTTACCTAATAGTGGGTCAAAGGTTTTCTCTTCTACCCCCATATTTATTTTTAAACCATCATTATCAAACTCTCTAGATTTTCCTAGCATTGCATTTTTAAATAGTTTTACTGCTGCTCCATCTGGGCTAAAATAGTTTGGCTCAAATTCAGGAGATGTTTTAGACCATCCAAACAAATCTGGACTAGGTAAATCAAAATCTTTTCCTACTTCATTTAAAGCACCGGGATATGTATTATCAAATCTATCCTCATCAGTGTAATCATGCTCACCTTTTAACCAGTTACGCATAGTATCATACCACCATAAATCACTTTGACTTTCTAATTGTGGTGTAGCTTTATCTGATTGTTTTGCAGTAGCTACTAGTGTTTTTTGATAATCTGCAGAAGGCCCATACGTTTCATTAACAATGGCACTCCATGCATTTTCAGCACTATTAGCTTTTTCAATAGGTTTTAGTTGTCCACCACCCCATTCACTTTCGTCATCGCCTCTATTAAAATTTAATTGATAACTAGTTTGTACACCTTCTGTTGGGTGCATATTTCTACTTTTTCTTAGTAAACCTTTTTCTGTTGCAGATTTTACATAAGCTTCATATTTTTTATCATTACCCGCCTGTCCAAGACCTGCTGCCATAGCTCCTGCAATACTTCCATATTGAAGTTTATCAGAAACTTGCATTGGGCCAAGTAAAAATCCGCTACTATCTTCTGTAAAATATCCTTTATCTAAACCATAATCATATAAAACTTCGTTAGACCAATTATTAAAACCACCCGGTAATGCAGAATAATCATTACCATGTGCTTGTTTACTTGTTCTAACAGAACCTTGAAATGCTCCTGCATCTGATTCTTTATTATATTGATTATTATTAAAAAGGTCTGGTGTAGGGTCTGGTGTAGGGTCTGGTGTAGGTGTTGGTGTTGGAGTAGGTGTTGTAGGTAATCCCGGCCCTGCATATCCTGTAATAGGTTTGCAAAAACCATCTGGCCCCATTTTATACCCAACTGGGCATCCTTCAAATTGATTATAATTTTTAGGTACACCAGTATTAATATTCTTATAAGCTTGCGAGTCTACTGATAAAATAGGATAATTAGAAGGATTAGTATTAGTTTCTTCAATTGTCCATCTACCAGTAGCCTCATCAAATGTTGTTTCTAAACGTGGTACTTGATGTCTACCCGGTGTAACCCATTGATTCATTTATTTTTTCCTTATTTGTTCTTTTAAATTAAGTATCTGACGCAGAGAAACCAGACTCCCCTGCTTGCGGTACACTTCCAGTTCCGATGTTGCCACCTCCAGACCCAGTTGGGTCATTCGGATTTGCTCCTGCAGGTATTCCTCCAGTAGGTGCCATAGCGGGCTGCCCACCATTGTTTGTATTTTCTTGAAGTCCATTTATATTCCCCATCATTTGTGCATAGATAGCTGCTTTTTCTGGGTCATTAATAACCTTTGCAGGGTCGATATCTAGCGTTTTTGCAATTTCTGATAATATTGTGTGCCATTTAACAAATGGTGCAAGAGAAGGATTAGATGCTGTTTGCATAAACGTCATAAGTCTTTGTGACCTAACTTCTTTTTGCATTAAGGCAGATGTTCCTCTTGGTTTAATTTCAATATCACCTATTACTTTTGGAGAATCATCATTAAATTGCATATTCCATGAAAATAAAGATTCTCCTAGGGGGCGTAATAAATAGTCGTCTATGTTTTTAATAACTGTTTTAATATTTAAAGCTGAAGCTCCCATTAACATGGACATACCTGCGGCTGTTCTTGTTGTAGATTGAATACCAGTTTGACCATGTGAATATGAGGGCATACCTGTAGATTCATCAGCTAATTGCCTAAATCTATCAAACATCATCATATTTTCGTTTGCTGTACTTGGAAATTTAACTCCATGTATAGATTGACCCGGCATACCACTTTGTCTTCTAAATATTTTTCCCGGATATACAGACATATCTTGTCCCGGTACTAACATTGTTTCATCAATATCAAATACGAGGTTACCTGCTAGTGCTAAATTATCAATTGCCATTCTTGCATGACCATTCATAATTTGTTGAGAGTCATCCATATTTTCTGGAATACCTACACCAAAAAATTGGTATGGGTTTAATTCATATGGGCAAACAGAGAAAGGTAGTCTTTCTGGTGTAAAAGGATTAAGTGCTAGTCTTAGTATTTGACCACTTGCTGATACCCATGCATTAACTTGTACTTCTGCTAAATCATCATCTATTTCAATTGGTAAGCCTGCTTCTTCAACAAAAGCTTTATCCATAATACCCCAATATTCGTATACTTCAAATCTATCTTTTTCAAATTCATTTTGGTTTTCTCTATCTTGTAAAGATGATTCAAATGACCTTGGTGTATAACTATAACCCATATCAAAACAAGCTCGAATAGCATCTTCTCTAAACAAAGGTCTATTCATTAAATCACGCATTTGAGAACGATTAAGAACATGTCTTTGTATAACATACTCTGCATCATCCATGTTAGTAGCGTTAGGGTCTGGATAAAAATCCCAACATGATACTGCTTCTAATTTTGGTACAAGTTTTGTTTCTGGGACATAATCTCTTTCCCCTGTTTCTGGATTTTCCATCCATCTATTAACTGTTTGATTATAATTAAAAGGGCCTTTTAAAACACCTGTTCCAAGCAAAGCCATTTCAAAAAACACATGTCTTAAAACTGTAACAGCTTTTGTTCCATCTAATTGGTCGTGTATATATTTTTCTAATTCAGCTGCTGCCATTTCAGCAGGTTCTATTTGCGGCATAGATTTTAAATCTGGAGCAGGGCCTTTTTCAAATCCTATTTCACCTAGTTCTTCTTCTAATCCACCTAACATATCTGCAGTTGCACCTGCAGGTATACTTTTTCCATCTCCGGGAAATCCATAAGGACTTTGCGGTTCTGGACTAGGTTCTTGAGAAGTTTTTGGCTTTAAATGTGCATACTCTGCAGCACCTTCTGGTACTGGTGTCGGGTCAATTCCTAATGGAAAAGTTCCCGAGCCAAAGAGTATTTCAATAAGTTGTCCAAAAGAAGCTAATACTTTAGTTTTAGTTATCTTAACAAAAACTTTAGATTTTTCTTTTTCTGTAAAGGCCATTTCATTACCATAGATACCTCTATAATTACGATAAGCTTTTAACCATCTATCCTCGTCAAAATTACGAGCATTTTCAGATGCTTCAAATCTTTTCTTTACTGTAGCCGCAAGGTTATTAAAAACTTGCTCTTCTTTCACATCAACGCCTATTTCAGCCATTAATTATTTCCCGTCTGGTACTTTTGATAAATCGCCTTGATTATACATTACTTTTGCAAATCCTTCTAAAGAAGAAGATGTTTTACCTACATCAGCAGATAATTCTCCATGAGAATATTTCTTCATCATATCTGATTGGGGTTTTTCTTTTGACATAAGTGTATCAGAAACTGATGACATTTCGCCACTTTTATATTTCTTCATTTTTAAATTCATATCCATAATACTACCTCCTAGTAGTCTCTATCGTTTGCCATCTTCATAAAAGATGCTTCAACTTTATTTTCTTTTTTCTTAGGGAATTCATTTGGTCTAGTTTCATAGTTAGCTTGAATACTCATATCTAACTCTTTACCTACTGGTTTATCTTTTGGATATTCAGCACCAAGGTCACCCTGTTTATATTTTGTTAATACTGGTTGTGGCATTAGCCCTCCTTAATTTTAATTTTTAAATAACCGAGTAATTCTGGGTTATCTACAAATACTGTTGTTAAACCATTAGCTAAACCACTAACTACTGTTTCTTCAACTTTATCATCTAATTCCATATTCCATTGATATATTATGCCATGCATAATTTCATGTAATATTGTATTAGCATGAGAAACTCCTTTTTCTTCTTGGTTATATCCAAGAACACCTGCTGTAATAAAAAATTGTCCGCTTGCTTCATTAGCCGTAGCAACAGTTTGTTTCCATGCTTCTAATTTATAATTTCTATAGCCAATTTTAATTGACTCTGGTAATTCTGAGCCGCACTCACAAAGTATTTCTTTTTTATCTATGTTTTTCATTTAATATCCAAATATTGTATCCGCAGGTTTAAAAGTTTTTCCTTTTGTTTGAAAAAGCTCTTTTGTCATACTAGGGTGCATAGGCCTGCTCATAACTCCGTATCTAAGGGCATCATAAGCATGGTCTTCTGCGTTAGTATCAACATCTTCTGGATTGTTTTTATCCAGTGGTAGCAGGGGCAATGTTCTAATTAAATTTACGCAATTACTAAGAATTTTTAATGTTGGTTGTTTATTTTCTTCATGTACTTTTAATCGTTTATGAATTTCTAATTTTCCATTAACACGACTTTTTGGTGACCTATCTGCAGGTCTCCATCGACATCCTTCTTGTATCATGGTCTCTGCAATACTTGGCCCAACATCACCTCGTCTTGCCCATGTAGATGAATCGAGTATGCCATAACGCATTGTCTCACCCATTTCAGCTTCTAAAACTTTTCTTGCAAACTCGTCTGCTGTTATCTTTTTTGTATATAGTTCTCTATAGACCCAAAGATTATTATCCCAGTCAATAGCAATCCATAAGCAACAAGCAGGAGAAGAATACCCCCAGTCACAAGTCCTAAACCTAGACCAACCTTTAGGTATTTCAAAAGGTTGTACAACATGTGTTGTAGTATTAAATTCTGGAAATGATGAATTTTCAAATGCACTCCAGTCACCTTCTAAAAATTGTTTTCGTTGTACTTCTGGTAAGGAAGCCAACATAATATAATAATCATCTGTTTGCATCAAGTAGGGATTATCCTGTAATTTAGCAGGAATAAATCTTCTTGATATTTTTTTTATACCATTTGGAGTTTCAACAGAAATATCAAATGATTTACCGGGTTCTGCAGGGTCAACAAAAGTTTCTTTAACCCATTGTGAGCCTATATTTCCCGGATTACCTGTAGCTCGCATATACACAGGTATTGCCGGGTCTACACTTCTAAGCGATGAACGCAAAAAGTTATATACATCGGCATTTGGATATTGTGGTAATTCATCTACGCCTATCCAAGTGTATGACTGTCCTTGATAACGCAACACATCTGTCATGTTTTCTGCGTAACCAAATTCAATTCTAGCACCAGAAGGAAATCGCCATTCTTTTTCTTGCTCTCTCCACTTTGCCCCTTTAAATGCCCTTGAATATAAACGCTGTGAGTGCGTTATCATATCCCTTAGCTCTGGCATTGAACGCCTAATTAAAAGTGCTCTGTGGTGTGCTTTATGACAATATCGTAAAGGGTCAACAAGCATGGCGTATGATTTACCCCCACCTCTTGCTCCACCATAAAAGACTTCTCTTTCAGATGATGCTAGAAATGATGTTTGAGGCCCATCATTTGGTTGAAATATAATCTCTTGATTTTTTACTAATTCTCGTACATTGTCGGGAGTATTATTTAAAGTACCCTCATCAACTAATGTAGTATCTGTTCCATCAAGAGCTTGACTAATTTCTTTTAAACTTTTCTTTTTATTTTCAGCAGATAATCTAGCTGCAGCTAATTTTGATTGTGCTTTCGCTACTTTACTATCTTGTTTTCTAATTGATATGTATGTAGCTCTTTTTGCTTTTTTTAAATCGTCTTGTAAACCTTTAGTTCTTTTTACACCTTGTGGTTTTTTAGGTTTAGGAAGAGGTATATCATCCATTAAGTTTTTCTGTTAATAGCTTTTATTAAACCCACATGAGATATGTATCTACCTGTTGTTGCCGTAACCCATTCTGCTACTTCACGATACGAAGAATTTTGTAAGTACTCTTTAGATTTTTCTAAAGCCGTTAGTTCTTTTTCAATTGGTTCTAAACTATGATTGTCTTCAGCTAGTTTATAACCAAATGGTATTGTATTACCCTTTCTCGTCTTCAGCATTAATGACATTATGTATCTCCTTTGCAGGCAATATAAAAATTCCTTGTTGGATTCTTGCCTCAATATCTAGTTTTTCTCTTTTAGCTATACCAACTCTATCGAGTATTTGTTTAGCCGCTTCCATACGAATATTTGCTTGGGGGATACTTCCATCTGCATCAAGAGCATTTGTCATACTCATTACTGCTTTTGGGGAATGAGCTGCCAGAACATTTTCTGCTTGTTCTATAATCTCATTTCGTAATGCCTTAACTACTTTAGGCCATGTGCTAGGATGATAGCCTGCTAGCTCTCCTGCTTTTTGTGGGCTACCTTGAGCTTCACCAAACAAGCCGCTAAGAAATTTTTCCTGCTGCTCTGTTAATTCTTTTTCTTTCTTTGTTTCCGCTAGTAAGTTCATTTTTACTTAATTTCATCCAATTTAATCGTGGGCCAAAATACCATGCTCTTGATTTATTACCAAGCCAGTCATTAGTCCAGTACCATTGACCAACATGCTTAACCATTAAATACAGTCATAGGAGCTTTTTCATTCCAGAAAGCTGCTACTAATCCATAAGGGTCGTTTAAAGGATAACCTAAATGATTTAATTCTGTTTTAATCTTTGGTTCTTTTACAGCCACTGGCTTTTTTGTTTCTTCTTTACTCTTTTTTCTTTTTTCCATTCTGGAGACTCCGGTATAATTTTTAGCTCTTCTTTAATTTCTCTTTCTTGATATCCTGCTTCTGCTGTAGATAAAAGTTGCTCTCTCATTTTATCTTCTTTGCCACCTCTATCGGATAGTGTTGCAATGTTAGGTGCAGTAATACTTAATTCTACAAAGGGGTCTCTACAAGGA